AATTATTTGACATTGATTGAACTCTTACATCACCATTGTGTATAAATATTTTTACTTTTTTTCCTCTTAATCCTGATGATGTAGTATAATATTCAGAATCTAATACTGCTTGTATTTTAGGTAATACTGCATTAGAACTACCTGCAAATGTTGTATCAGAAGCATCTGTTGTAAATGCTATTGCAGTTTCAGTTGATGTGGAATCAAATCCACCATTATTAAATTCATCTACTACAATATGAAATGTATATGCAGTTGAAGCAGCAAGTCCTGTTTCTGTGTTAGCAGTAATACCATTTAAACCCCAATCTAAATAACCACCTTCTGTATAAAAAGGTCCTATTGCAACTGATCCTGGAACAAGTCCATCTACTTTAGTATCACTTGTTCTTGCTTTAGAAAAGAATCCACCTCTTTGTTTAAATCTTCCTTTTTTATCTGACATACATTTACCAACATTGTATTTTAAATGCTCATTACCAAAGAAAAAGTTAATAGCAACATCATCTGCATGTGTAGCAGCAGTAGAGCCTAATAAACCTCTTTTAACAACTGCTTTACTTTTAGCTAAGTTTGAACCATCACCTAATGATTCTATTTCCATAATTTCTGTTTCTACTTGTATTAAATCACCTACTTTAAAAAATTTAGAATGTCCATCTTCCATATATAAATCAACTACTGTTACATCACTACCCATACCAGAACTTGTAGCATGATCTAAATCAGCAGTAGAATCTGCATATTCATTAGCACTATTAATATCTAAAGGCTCAGTTGAAATAGCACCATCACTTGCTTTAGCAGCAGATTCATAAGCAGTTCCAACATCAGAAGCATAAGCTAAAACTCTATTATTAGGCAAATACATAAACTCACCAGCAGGTAGTAAAAAAGACCAACTTCTAAAACTTGTTGCAGAACCTGGTCCTAAATCAACACTATTATAAACATCAGTATCACTACTATCTTTCCACTCCATAACAGTAATTAATAACTCTGCTGCAATATTACTATTATTCTTTAATAAGATAGCTTTAGCAGAAGCCATTGTGTTTGTTGCTTTAGATGAACCACCTGATACCAATGTAACAAAAGCATCTGCATTATCTAATTCTTGGTTAATAGAAAAAACATCTGTGTAGTTCTTTGACAAACTACAATCATAAGTCTTTTCTGCTTGTATTGTTAAACTTGTTGTAAATTTTTTATTTGCCATCTTTCTCCTTAACCTGTAATATGATATTTAATTGTTGCATTAATTGAAAAATCTGAATTTACTGAATCAGATCTGAGTGTAAATAAAACAACTTTACCAGCAGTAACATCTGCTGATTGTATTGTTAATTGTTGATAATATGATTGCTCATAACCTATATTTGTTATATCTGCACCATCTGCTAATACAACTCCATTTGACAAATCACCACCTGCTGATATATTGTTTCTATCTATATCATAACTCATTAAATGGCATCTTGTAGTATCACCTGAAGAAGCATCTGCTCCTGACCACCAAACAACTCTGTCTATTGTAATGCTATCCATAATAAACCAATAACAACAAGTCACATCATCTGCTGTTGTTGCTATAGTTAAACTTGTGTCAGGATTTGTGCTTGTTCCCATTGATACTAAGGCTTGATTTACATAACCATTAAATGGAACTGCATAATGATTATCAGCTAATGCACCTGCAAAAACAGAATCACCACTACCTATACCAAAATGTGCATATTGAGTATTAACATGAACACCATTTGCTTTAACATAATTGTTTGTAGTATCTACTAATAACTTACTTGTTCCACTTGCATTTTGAACATCTAATGCTGTTGTATTGTTTGTAGCTGATTTAACTTGTAAAGACCTATCAGAAACTTGTAATGCTGTGCTTGAACCATTACCTGTCTTAACTTGCTTTAAAGAAGTAGTAACACCATTGTTGCTATTATCTACATAAGCAATATCTTTGTATGTTTCTGATGGTGATTTTCCTGTTAAACTCATAAATTTTTACCTTTATTGATATTATAATATAACATATTAATTATTTTTTAAAACATTTAATTTAATTAGGACTATCATCAGCAAGGGAAACTAAGTTTTTTAGCTTCCCTTGAAAAACACTCTTTAATGCTTTTTTAATTGATGATATTGACATTACTTGTACTTCTTTATTATAGGTTTAATCTTTGCCCACAGTTCATCATCTTTTTTAGATTTTGTTACTTTGGTTATTAAATTACCTACCATTAATAATACTGCAACTCCACCTTTTTTGGCAATCCATTTACCTAATAATATTTGTAGCATTAGTTATCACTCCTTAGTCCTTTTAAGAATCCATCTAAAAATGCTTTAAATGTATTCTCAATTAAATCCACAAAATATGGTTCTATTGTTGAGTTCCATAAATTCTTAGTCCATTTACATTTAGCTAATCCAAGTGTAATTGCTACACCTGCAAAGCTACCTGTTTTGTTTACCCAACCATATAGTTCTTCATTAGGCAATCTTTTTAAAACCCAAATTGCTAATGCTCCTGCTCCACCACCTGCTAATAAGTTTAAATTGTTCATTAAAAAGTCCATTAGTTATACTCTCCTTTTTCTATTAGTTCTATGTTATTGATCCATGCTTCCACATATTTCAATCTTTCATTTAATTCTTTAAATTGTGTTTCTTTAAATACTGGAGGGTGTGAATCTATCTTTAAATGTGCTACAATTATTTCAAGATTCTCTATATACTTACCTTGTTTATGTAGAGCCTTCCATAATATATCTATCTGTTTATCTAAAGTCATCTTTATTTATCCACCCCTTATCTATTAATATAATTCCACCAAAGAAAAAAACACAAAATCCTAATCCAAATAAAATCACTTTAATCATTACTACAATCTTCCCATTTCTTTAAATCTAACATTGGTAAAGGCTTTTCAATTACATAATCTTTTAAAGCATCATTCTGTATTGCAACCTTGTTACCACCTTTAATATAAGGCTTACCATCTGCACAACCTACCTCATATACAAATAGTATTGTTTTCCATAAACCACATCTCACTACTCTTGAAGGTCTTGATTCACCATTTATATTTATAATAATAACATCATCAGTATTTAAATCATCACCTAAAAATACTTTAAGTCCACTTATTGCAGATTCTAAAGTATTTCTTGCTATTAAAAACACAAATCCAGTTATAATAAGCCAACTGTATTCTCCTAACAAGTCCTCTATAATCTTTGTGTCCATATACTCCTATCATACTATTACTTTAAATATTGTTGTTCCTTGATTAACTTTGCTCAAACTCTTTGCATTGTATGATTCTAAAGAACTGTCTATATCATACATATCATTATCATAGTTTTGCAAGTCAATCTTTATTCCATCTCTATTGCCATTCTCATAGAAGATATAACAATTCTGTGATGCTCTACCTGCTAAGTTTAATGCCTTCTCAGAATAATCATTTGCTCCTACCATACTACTGCTTCTACTAAATGTATCACCCACCCTTGCAGAATGTATATGTCCAAAAATAACATAATCTACATTTAACCCTCTTGACTTGTATCTTCCCATTATCTGAGTGATACTTGTGTCAATGCCTTTTTTAATAGAACCATTACCATGTAATAACAATAAATTTTGCCCTGCAACCTCAACTACCATCTCAGTTGGATCACCTTGTATAAAATTAACCTTACTATCTTTAAATAAATATTCTAATGTTTTAAATATAGTATAATCATAATTATCAGAAGCTAACATATTACTCCAGCCCCAGTCTTTCTTTACTCTTGATTCATTGCCTGTAACTGATACTACTGATACATTAAAGTGTTTGTTTAACTCTAAAATAATCTGTTGAAATATATCTACTGCTAAAAAAGTAGCCTTTGCTCTGTTAGTAGCCATATTAAGTAATTCATCTAACCTTCTATCACTATTTAACAAATCACCTGTCATTGCTACAAGTATATTGCTTACATCTTGTGATTTAAAGAAAGATATTGCCCTTTTAACAAAGTATTTACATCTTTTAGATGCAACCTTAAAGTCATACTTATTATGCTCTAAATCAACCAATTCATTAAAATGCACATCACTAAACTGGATAACACCACAAGCCTTGCTTTTTTGTTTATGTGATTTAGTTAGTTTACTTAACTTATAATTGTCAAAAATCTCTGTTAGTTTGTAATTGTATTTAGATACTGCATTTTCTATTCTTGCATATTCTCTAAATGCTTTTCTTTCAATTCTATTTAAATCTTGTAATGATTGTTTTTGTTTTGCTAATTTTACATTTGATGTAATTATATCTACATCATCAGGTGATAGTGGATAAACTGACTTATGTTGGCATTTCTTACATTTATACCTTTGTTTTCCTCTGTGCCAACCCTCTTTTACCAATTGTAAACTGAAGCAATTAGGACAAACAAGTTCCATATAGTTATTCCTTTATAAAATACCCTAAAACACTTGCAATAGCAAATGTTATTGCAGCCCCTACTCCCATAATCCTTGATATAGCAGATTCATTCTTTGATACTCTGCCATTTAATTTTTCTAAATGTTTATAATTTGCACCAACTTTTTCTTTAATGTATTCCAGATGTGTAAGAACCACCTCTGTTTCTTTTTTATTCATAATGATCTTAGAACCTCACTTAATTCTTTTGCCCTTCTTGGTGTTTGTTTTGCCCATAAAGAATCTAACATTTCTACTGATGCTTCTTCATATTGCTCTGTTTCTAATAAATATATTGTCTTTTTAAATTTTGAAAATCCATTAATTCCCAGTTGATAGCAAAGATTTACAATTACATCTTTTCCTTCTTGTGGTAGATACATATACCATTCAAACTTTTTTCTAACTTTAGATTCTAAATTAGCAATCTTTTTAATTAGTATTTGCTCTGCTATTTCTTTAGTTAGTTCTAAATCCTTAATAGCAAAGCCATAACCTATTGTGTCTACACCTTGTGTGCATTGATATACACTTGATCTAAATCCTTCATGCTCTTTGATTTTATCTAATAAACTCATTCTTCTGAAGAAGTCCAATCACTCTTAGCAAGTTCTGTTAATATCTCACTATGATTGTAAGTAGTTAGTCCATCAAAACAACTTGGAGTATCACCTTTAAACTTTAATATAGCTTTGCTGCCATCTAATGTTTTTCTTAGTGTATCCATAGATGTTTGTATTGCACTGTCTATCATTTCATCTGTTATATCAGATACATTTACTATAACCCATTTTCTATTAGAATAATCCATTATGGTGTATCTCCTTCAAAGTCATCAGCAGACATATTGTTCATAATACCTGCATTATCACCTACTTTTTTAACAGATACATTATCTATTGAACCTGTAAAACTTGAAGTCCCTTGAAATCCAACACTACCATTGTGGTCAGATGGAAATAATATATATTCTGCAAAAGTTCCAACACTACTTCTTGCAGTTCCATAAACTGTAGATGAATCACCAAAAATTCTAAATTTAACACTTCCTGATGTATAAGAAGATATACTATATGTAACTAACATAACCATATTTTGTTTTTCACCTATTCCTTGATGCATATAATCAGTTTCAGAGGTTGTGTTCAATGTACCACTACTTATTTCCCAATTTCCCCTTGTGTGAACCCAATCACTATCTGCATCAAAACCTCCATTGGTAATTAAATCAGAACCTAATGTAGCATTTGTTTCATCACATATAAGTGCATATTCATCTAAAGAACCATCACCCATTCTCCACCAAGCCTGTAAATTGCCTGATGCTACACCTTCTTTGTGATTGTAAGGTTCTCTACCATTGTATATGGTGTTTACTTGATTTGATGATAAAGCAATATTATAAACTGCTATTTCTGAAATATTGCCATTAAATTCTCTTGTTGTGCCACCTGTACTTTGCCCTGCAATAGTATCAAAAGTTACATTATTAGAACCAACATCTCCTGAAACTGATAATGACACTCTATCTTGATATGCAGTTACAGTTCCTGAACTTGCTATTACTACATAATGATGCCAATTTGTATCATCAACTGCTAAAGTAATATCAGCAGCATCTGCTGCAGTATCACTTTCAAATTCAATAACTCCTGAATCAGTAAATCTTATATGTTTTGCTCCTGAAGCAGCAGTGCTTCCTAATACAACATGAGTAGCATTAGTAGCAGCCCTCTTACACCAAAAAACAAATGAAAAATCAGCATCATGAACACTATATTCTATTTCAGGTATCCTTATATTATCATCAGTACCATCAAAGGCTAAAGAATATTCATCTCTGAATACATCACCACCACCACTTGTTGTTATTCTTCTTGTAACAAACATTAATCTTTTACCACACCAAAATGAAAGATAATATCTTCATCTGTGCCAATAACAATATCACCACCACTTACATTAACTACACCATAATATATATCTTTTTTTGTTGTATAAGCCTTACATACTAATCCAATATTACCTTTTGTGCAAACTTTTGCACCACCAACATCTGTCCAATTAGAAAGTTCTACAATAGCCATACTATTATCTGCAATAGCATCTGCAGCATTAATTGCACTACCAACTGTTCCTAAATCATCTGAACCATTACTTATAATTAAATATATAGTTCCACCT